ACGAAAATTCGTATTAGGAGGGGTACTATGTTGAAGAATTTCAACGATATTAGAAAAGAGAAAAAAGTATCTCTGGTTGATTTAGCAGACTTATTAGAAGTCAGATACCAAACGGTAGCAGATAAGATAAATGGCGTTTCTGATTTTAAATTTGGAGAGGCATTACTTATTAAAAATGAATATTTTCCAGAGTATGACATTGAATATCTTTTTGAAAAAGAAAAAGAACGACAAACAAATTAAAGGAGGAATTCAAATGCAAGATTTACAAGTATTTAATTTTGAAGAATTACCAGTAAGGACATTATCCATAGACGGTGAACCTTACTTTGTAGGTAAAGATGTGGCAGATATTCTAGGTTATTCAAATTCTAGAAAAGCTTTACTAGATCATGTTGATGAAGAGGATAAGCTGACGTCACGAATCGTTACGGCAGGTCAAAATAGAAATCAAACTATTATCAACGAATCTGGCTTATACAGCCTAATATTCTCATCAAAATTAGAATCAGCTAAACGATTTAAACGATGGGTAACTTCAGAGGTTTTACCTACATTAAGAAAAACTGGAACTTATCAAATACCTAATGATCCAATGCAAGCATTAAAACTGATGTTTGAAGCAACGGAACAAACTAAAGAAGAAATAGCGACTGTTAAAGCAGATGTTATTGATATCAAAGAAAATCAAAAGCTAGATGCAGGAGAATACGGATTGATAACAAAAACAGTTCATCAACGCGTTGCTTATATCAGACAAATTCACGGACTACCTAATAATAAAGAAGTTAACAAACCTTTATATAGAGACATTAACAGTAACGTAAATACGATGGCTGGTATTAAAACAAGAACACAGTTAAAACAAAAACATTTCGATGACGTTATGAATATGATCGTTAATTGGTTTCCATCTCAATCAACAATGTATGTCATCAAACAATTAGAAATGGACTTTGAAAACGAAGTATAAGGAGTGATAGCAATGGAATACATTGGATTTGCGGACGCTATCGAGTTTGTGAAAATAAGTGGAATTTCTAAAAACGATTTAGAAAAGCACGTTTATAGCAATAAAGAGTTCCAAGAGAAATGTATGTACAGATTTGGCAAGAATCATAAACGCTACATCAAGATTAGACCGGCAATTGACTTTATAGAACAAAATTTAATGGTGTCAGAAACGGCACTTTAGAGGAGGTTTACCGATGAACAAACTACAACTCATTAAAATAGCACTCCTAACTGCACTTTTGGTCGAGGAAGTTAGGAATGCTAAGGGTGAAACTAAATACAATTACGATTCTATTAATGGCAAATGGAAAAGAAAAGGAAAAGGTCAAAAATTTTCTTAACTTAAATTAAAAAAGAGGTTAAATCCATGAAATACTTACTTGGCTACATCACAATGCTTGGAATAATGGTCATCACCTTATTATGTGGAGCAGGTTTCACGACAGTAATTGGGGCGTCTTTACTAGCGCTTATTTTCAGTGTGTTCATTTGGGAGGCATGGTTGAAAACAATAAAAAAGACTGAAACTTGCGCCAACAAGTAACAGTCAAACACTAACTAAAATATACAACTTAAATATACAAGTGGAGGAGAGAAAATGCAAGAGGTAATTACAGTCAAGTTGACTAGAGAAGAATACTCTCAACTAATCAAAAGCCAAATAGATTTAGATTTCTTACGAAGTGACTATGACTTTTTAAACAAACGTTACGAAGATATGTGCGATAAATATTTTGAACTTAGAAAAGATTTCAGAAAAGCTATAGAATCATGCGAAACACAAAACGAAACAATCAAAGTCATGGATAGAACAATAGATATATTGCGTAAAGGAGTGATTGGAATTGAAAGAAACAGTGACATACCTAATTAAATTGAAAGATGCTCCTTTCGACCTGTATATCACCAACAAACCTAACAATGAAGAAGATACTTCTTATTCAAGAGATAGACGGAGAGCAAGAGAATTTGCAGGACTAGAAGATGTGAGTATAGACATGACTAAGCACAGAGCAATTAAAAAGAAAGTAACAGAAACAACTGAATATGAGGAGGTTGAGTATGACTGAAGAAACACTATTTAATCAATTAAATCAGAAAGACGTAAACGATCATGTAGAAAAGAAAAACGGATTAACCTACCTAGCATGGTCATACGCTCATCAAGAATTAAAGAAGATAGACAGCAATTACAGTATTAAAACACATGAATTTGTACACCCTGATGTACCACTAGATAACTATTTTGTACCTTATTTAGCTACTCCAGAGGGTTACTTCGTACAAGTGTCAGTAACTGTAAAAGGACAAACTGAAACAGAATGGCTTCCAGTATTGGATTTTAGAAACAAATCTTTAGCAAAGGGTAGCGCGACAACGTTCGATATTAATAAAGCTCAAAAACGTTGTTTTGTTAAAGCTGCAGCATTACATGGTCTAGGCCTTTATATATATAACGGGGAAGAAGTTCCAAGCGCTAACGACAATGACATTACAGAATTAGAAGAACGTATCAACCAGTTTGTAACTTTATCTCAAGAAAAAGGTAGAGACGCAACGCTAGACAAAACAATGCGTTGGTTAGGTATTCAAAACATTAACAAAGTTACTAAAAAAGATATAGCAAATGCACATCAAAAACTAGATGCAGGACTAAAACAATTAGATAAGGAGAATTCAAATGTTAAATAGAGTTGTATTAGTAGGAAGATTAACGAAAGATCCAGAGTTTAGAACTACGCCGAGTGGAGTTGAAGTAGCGACATTCACATTAGCAGTAAACAGAACATTTACTAACGCACAAGGTGAACGAGAAGCAGATTTCATCAATGTAGTTGTGTTCAGAAAACAAGCGAAGAATGTAAACGATTATCTTTCAAAAGGTTCACTAGCAGGTGTAGATGGACGTGTTCAATCACGTAATTACGAAAATAACGAAGGTCGTCGAGTATTTGTTACAGAAGTTGTAGCCGATAGCGTTCAGTTCTTAGATACCAAAGGTAATAACCAACAAAATAACCAATCTCAAAAGCAACAAGAACAAACCGCAACTAAAAATAATCCTTTTGCTAACGGAACAGACATGGATAGTTCAGAATTACCGTTCTGATTGGACTGATTAGATGGTAGTAATAAAAAACTACATTACAGAAGATGACGGTACAACAACTGTAGTTATCAAAGGAGTAGAACTAGATAACAAAACATCTTTGCTTTTAGACAACGGTTACGAAGTAGAAGCTGACGTAAGAGTTGTAGATCCATTCAAGATTACAGATAAACAACGCAGAAAAATATTTGCGCTTTGTAACGACATAGAAGCATATACGGGACAGCCCCGTGACTATATGAGGTATATGTTTATGGATTATGTAGAAGTCCTCTGCGGCTACGAGAAACGCCTCTCGTTGAGTGATTGCACTAGAGAACAAGCTAAACAAGTTATAGAAGTTATTCTCGACTGGGTGTTTCACAACAATATACCACTTAATTATAAAACAAGTGACTTACTCAAAAATGATAAAGCGTTCCTTTACTGGTCAACAGTCAATCGTAACTGTGTAATATGTGGAGCGCCACGAGCAGAACTTGCACATTATCACGCAGTAGGTCGAGGACGTAACAGACGCAAGATAGCTCATACAGATAACAAAGTATTAGCTTTATGTTCAAGACACCATCAAGAACAGCACCAAATTGGAATGGATAGCTTTAACGAGAAATATAAATTACATGACAGTTGGGTGGACGTAGATGAACGGCTCAACCGAATGTTGAAAGGAGAAAGTAATGGGGATAATTAGAACCGAAAAAACATCTGGTAATTATTTCATAGCTAGTAAACATTACGTAGAAGATGAAACATTATCTTGGAAAGCAAAAGGACTTATGAGCTATCTGTTTTCTAAACCAGATGACTGGAAAATTTATCAATCTCAGTTAGAGAAAATTTCCACTGATGGAAGAATTAGCGTTAGATCAATTATTAATGAATTGATAGAAAAAGGCTATATGACTAGGATTCCATCTAGAAAAGATAATGGAGATTTTAACGGTTACGAATATACTTTGCATGAAAAACCGCGGTGCACATTTCACGACAGCGCGAATCACGACAGCGCGAAACGCGACGTCGCGAAACCTGCAACTACTAATAATGATTCTACTAATAATGATTTAAATAATAATAATAGTAATAGAGTCGACCACTTCACATACAAAGAGATTATTGAATATCTAAATAGATATACAGGTAAGAGGTTTAATTTTAGAGCTAAAGCAAATCAAGAATTAATCAAAGCTAGATTTAACGAGGGATACTCAAAAGAAGATTTCTTGGAAGTCATAGATAACAAAGTAGCAGAATGGATCAATGTTGATTCTATGAAAGATTATTTACAACCATCAACACTATTTAGAAAAAGTAATTTTGATAAATACTTGAATCAAACTGTACAAAAAACAAAAAGAGAAGGAAATATCCTAGATGATTTGATGGAGGGGTGATAATTAATGCCAATGACTATCAAGCAGGCAGCATCTATATTAAAAGTTTTAGAAGATGTCTATGGCATGGGTTTCAATACTAACAAAACTAAAACAGATATATGGATAGAACAACTCACACAATACGGAGATTACGACAGAACTTTACACAAAACTAAGAAATATATTAGAGAAAGTCGTTATAAACCTACGATTGCACAAATTATTGATCGCAAACCACCAGAAATGAAAAGCGCAGTGATACCAGAAGAACAAACTGATAAATATAGAATGCAACACGATAAAGAGTTTAGAGAGAGAAGGCAACAATTAAGAAAACAATGGCAAAAGATGAAAGAGGATTGGGGGTTAGATGATGAGTATTGATGTGTTGAGTACCGAAGAATCTATTATATCTAACCTCATGCGTAACCCAGAGTTACTAAGTAAATTCAGATTGAAACCTGAAATGTTTACTGATGAAAAATTAAGAGTGTTCATTGAGTATGCACTAGAGCAAGGGAAGGTCGATGTAAACCAGATCTACTTTAAAAGTCGTGATGATAATGAATTTATATCTACTGACCGATTAGGTCGTTTATACAACTCAGATGGCACTGACAAGGCGTTTTTTATGGACGACCAATTGAACCTATTACAAGAATACGTTTTGTCACAAGCTCGTGAGAAGCTGACAGAGTATCAATCAATGCCGAATAAAGAAAATTTTAATTATTTGGTAGAGGAATTAGAGAAATTAAAAGGTATGACAATAAAAAAAGCAGACGCTACTGATAGTTTTCTAGCTGAAGTTGTAGAAAATATTCTATCTGATGAACCAAAACAATTTATTAAAACTGGTATTGCTTCTATAGATAACAAAATCATTGGTTTTGAACCAGGTCAGTTGAATGTATTAGGTGCAAGACCTTCATTAGGTAAAACATCTCTCGCATTAACAATGATGTGGAATATCGCGCAGCGTGGATACCCTACAACGTTCTTTAGTTTAGAAACTGGAGGTAACAATATCGTTGAGAGATTAGTTGCAACAATAACAAATATTCCACTATCTAAAATTAAGCAAGGTAACGGTTTAAACGATGATGAAGTTTCATCGGTAATGTCTGCTATAGATCAAATTAAAAAATGTAATTCTTTAAAGATTGAGGACCAAGCACAAATGACACCACAAGACGTTAGAGAAGTCGCATCTCAAAAAACAGACAAACCTCACGTAATATTCATTGATTATCTAACACTCATGCAATCAGATGTACCTCAACGTGATAGACGGTTAGAAGTCGAAAAGATTTCTCGTGATTTAAAAATTATAGCTAAAGAAACAGGTTGTATCATTATCGCGCTATCTCAATTAAGTAGAGGTGTAGAAAGTCGTAGTGATAAGCGTCCGATGATGTCTGATTTAAGAGAAGCAGGAGGAATTGAGCAAGACGCGAATATGATTTTCTTCTTATACCGTGACGATTATTACGACCAAGATCAACAAGACAACATTACAGGCAAGTCGGAAATTGAATTCATTATTTCTAAAAATAAAGACGGAGAAACAGGGGTGGCACACCTTGATTTCTACAAGAAAACGCAGAGGTTTTATGGATGAAAGTTTATGAGTATCAGCAACTTTTAGGTTTTATGTATCGAGAGGATTATAAAGAAGATCCAATCATAGCCAAAATATTAATTGAGTCTGGGTGGGCAATTAATAGGTTGCTTGACGCCGGCACCATTAAACCTTTTGACGATTACGAAAGCGTTAAAGAATTAATCATGAATGAAACGAAGTGGAGGCAACCAGATGGGACTTATCGACGGACTTGAAAAGCAATACACGTTATATCAGATTGACGGTTGGAAAATGTGCAGTGTAACGCCGTTAGGAGAAGATACATTCAAACTAGGTAACTATGCAGGGATACACTTTCGAAACACATTTTCAGGAACGGTAACGAAAAATGAACTAGAAAAACTTAAACGCAAACATAAGTTGTTCAGAAAAGAAGAACTACAACAACAGATGACGATTAACGAATTATTATTTTGAGGTGAGTTATGGAAATAGAGATTAATTTTAATGATACGTATAAGGAACCTATCGGCTCTCCTCGTCCACGTTTTAGAAATGCAGGTAAGTTTATCCAAACATACATGCCAACATCTTATACGAAACATAAAGCGTATATACAGAGTCAGTTACCTAAAAAGATGTTGAACAGTAGATTGAAAGTATCAATATATTTTTACTTCGCACCACCTAAGAGTTGGACTAAGAATCAAAAGTTAATATCGATAGGCCAATACAAACGTACGAAACCAGATATAGACAATTTAATTAAAACAGTGCTAGACGCTGCTAACGATCACTTATGGAAAGATGATAACCAAATTGCACACATTGAAAGCTTTAAGCAATATGCAGAAGAACCAAAAATAATCATGAATATAGAGGAAGTGGAGTGAATGGCTAACAGAGAAGAAACAATCACAGTCGAAGCAACAATGAAAGTTAGATGTAAGTATCCAGTTTGGGTAAACAATCAAATTACTGCAAATGAGGAAAAGGAACGTGTTTTAGATTTAATCAGCAACAACCCTGACAAAGAGCTGATGAACGAAGATTTTGAACTAGTTGAATTAATAGAGGTGGAGTAAATGAAAATTAAAACAGATTTAAATATTACTGAAGATGTATTGATGGACGGCATAGATTTTCTTAAAGATGCACGCCGAGACGCAGAATCATGCGAGAAAATAAAAGAATTATCAGAATTACTTACTGACGTTATTTATAGATTAAATACGTTGAGATTCCAGACGTTGCAAGAACCTAATAATTTAAGTGGCACGCGTATCAGAAATCAGATAGATGAACTTTTTAGAAAAGTCGAGATTGAAATACAGGATTTAGAGGTGGAGTAAATGGAATTAGCAAAGAATAGAACGATTGAATTTAAAAATAATAGATTATATTACGTTGTAAAAACTGAAGAAAAGAAACACTTATTGCCAGTTGAAGATGTACACGAAGCTGAATATACAGGGACACCATGGAAACTTATCGTAAGACGTATTAAGTATTCTGGTTACAGTCCTGAAGAAGCTTTATTTGAAGAGTACAACGAGCAAGATACAGAAGCGAAAGAGAGAAAAAAACTATATCAATTGGAACATGAGGACAGAATGAGGTTAGTTAGATTAGAACGACAAAAAGAACTTAATCTAAGACGCAAGAAACCTCACTTGTTCGAAGTGCCTCAAGTACACTCTCGTAGTGAATGGTGTAATTACCTTATGGAAAACGACATATTCCCTAGAAAGGTGGTTAGATCATGAGCGTTAAGGACTTGAGTAGAGGTAACACAATTAGAATGCATGGACTTAACGGTGTGGAAGTTACAGCAAAGGTTAAAAATGTATATCGTTTAGTTCATTCAAGACGTGGTGCGGCTAAATGGGTTGCTGATGTAAAAGCGATTGATGGGAAAACTTGGACTATTGATGATAATTACGATTTTTACTCATTACCAGATGAAAATGAAGAAAACAAAAAGACGTTATATGACAAGATTAACCACCCGTCACATTACACGTATGGAGAAATAGAAATAATGGATTTTATAGAGCAAGTCACTAAAGATTACAAACCAGAGTTAGCATTTGCAATTGGTAATGCAATTAAATATATAAGTCGAGCTAATCGTAAGAACGGAAAAGAAGATTTAGACAAAGCACGTTGGTATCTAAACAGAGCATTTGAAAAGTGGGAGGGTTAATGAAATGAGAAACACATTGACAGATTTAAACAATCATTTATTTGCACAATTAGAAAGATTAAGCGATGAAGATTTAAAAGGCGAAGAATTAAAAGAGGAGTTACAAAGATCTAGTGCAGTTTCTAAAGTAGCTCAAAATATCATTAATAATGGCAGTTTAGTGCTGCAAGCACAAAAGTTTAAAGATGAAAAATTAGATGCAGAATCAGAAATCCCTAAGTTGTTAGGAGAGTAATAGCCATGAGACATGTATGGACTGATGAGCATGAAAAATATATTCGAAATAACATCAAAGGTAAAACTAAGAAAGAAATGACGGAAATGTTTAATAAGGAGTTTGGCACTGATGTTACTACAGATAAAATGAAAGGTTTTTGTTCGAGAAAAAGGATAAGAAGTGGGGTTGATTGTAAGTTTAAAAAAGGTGTGCCTTCTTGGAACAAAGGTAAAAGCTTTCCGTCCAGAGGTAGAAGCGCTGAAACTCAATTTAAGAAAGGACAAAAGCCCGATAACACATTTCCTTTAGGAACGATAAAAACCACTACTGACGGTTATAAGTTTATAAAAATCAAAAAACGAGGTTCTAAAAACGAATGTTGGAAACAATACACACATTATTTATGGGAACAAAAGCACGGACCTGTGCCCAAAGGATATTGTTTAATACATTTGAATCAAAACAGGTCAGACTGTAGCGAAGAAAATATAGCATTGGTAAGTCGTAAAGAATTAGTACGTATTAACAAACTTAATTTAACTTCAACTGATCGTAACTTAACTAAAGCAGGAATCAACTTTGTTAAATTATTAAACAAACAAAAAGAAGTTAAGGACAAAATAAATGCTACTAAGTGATACGGTATCCCAACGATACAGATACAACACACAAGGTAAGACGCCTACAGAAATACAACAGGAGTTACGACAGATAGGTGTTAAAGGCTTTGTGGTTAAAGTAGCAGGAAGCAGAGTGACGATGAAAGTTGAGAAAGAAAATATAAGAAAGAATAGGGAGTGTATGAGGAATGGCAGAAGTAACTAAGGAACAATTATTAGAATTCATTAGAAACAATGAGTTAGATTTAGACGAAAGCTATCCACGTAGTGATTGGTGGAAGTTTAGAAATGAACGTGACAGTTTACGTAAGCAACGTGATGAACTCATCAATGATATGGCAGAAACGAAAAGGAAAGCAGAGGCGTTTGATGAGATAGTAAAAGTTTTAGCTAGTATCTCAAAAGAGATAGTGGAATATCCAGGCGATAATGATAAACAAAAAGAGGTTATCTACAAAAGATATGATGATTTATTTGAACCTATGAAATTATTGGAGGTAAACGATGAAAGATAAAGATTATAAAAGTTTATGGATAAAGTTGAAAGAGAAGAAATTAAAAGAATATGTGGAAGTACATCGCTCAGTAAATCAAATTATAACACCATACAATCAATATCATTTATTTGAGATAGCTAACGAAATGGTAAGTGAAAACGAATTAAAGCGAGATTTAAAATATATGGACCAACTAGACGGAACGCATGAGTTCCAAAATTTATTAAGTGATTTGGAGGCTTGCAATGGACAATAGAGAGTTTATCCAACGCTGTATAGTACCATTTACAGTATTTCCTAATAAAAGGAAAGCTAAAAGAGTTTTAAAGAAGTTAAATAAAATTGGAGTAGATGATTTTTATTTGCTATCAATTAATTAAAATATACATTTAATAAG